GAAGTAGTCGTTGTGGTAGTTGGACTAGCGGTTGTGGTCGTTGTAGTCGTTGTAGGTGCTGAAGTCGTAGTAGTTGTTGTAGTTGGTGCTGAAGTAGTCGTTGTGGTAGTTGGACTAGCGGTTGTGGTCGTTGTAGTCGTTGTAGGTGCTGAAGTCGTAGTAGTTGTTGTAGTTGGTGCTGAAGTAGTCGTAGTAGTTGGTGCTGAAGTAGTCGTTGTGGTTGGACTAACGGTTGTGGTTGTTGTAGTAGGTGCTGAAGTAGTCGTTGTGGTAGTTGGACTAGCGGTTGTAGTCGTAGTAGTTGGTGCTGAAGTAGTCGTAGTAGTCGTTGTTGGACTAGCGGTTGTAGTCGTTGTGGTTGCATTTGGATCTGAAGTCGTTGTTACATAAGAATAACAAGGAGATTCAAAAGACTCATAAAACACAGTTCCATCATCAGTAGGAGAATCACAAATGCATGATTGAATACAATCTTGTAGTTGATACCAGTAGCCTGCTGGCCCCATCCATTCCCAAGTACAACCACCAAAACATGTTGTTGTTTCAGTACACACACCGTCTTTACATCTATATGGTGCAACACACACATTCCCACATGATCCACAATTATCATCATCAGACGATCCGGGGTTTCCTAGATTCCAATAGTCAAGAGAAATTGATCCATAAATACCATCACCATTAACATCGCAGCAGACCGTACCTTCTGGCACTGAATCACCACAAGATGCACAATTTTCATCTGTTCCTAATGGAACACAAGATCCATAGCAACATGCTTCTCCTTCCGCACAAATTATTCCACAACCACCACAATTGTTATTGTTAAATAACAAATCTGTACATTCTATTGATCCACCACCAGTAAAATTAGGACAACAATCTTCTTCAGGTGATGGCAAACATGCATCTCCACACTCACTACAATTATATCGATCTTTAGGTCTACAATTTCCAGCACAATTCCATTCCCCAGGAGCACAAGGATTTGGAGTAGTTGTAGTAGTGGTAGTGGTATTAGTAGTAGTGGGTTGTGGTGTGGTTGGATCTGGAGGTTCTGATGTAAGTGGTGTTCCAGTGGTAGAAGAAGTACTAGTTGTTGGTTCTTGAGTTGTAGTTGGGTATATACAAGGATAAGATACGACTTGACCTTCCGTTCCGTTAAAACTAGGGAATCCTTCGTATGAACAAAGACATGTGCCATCTTGTGGGCACGAAGATGTCTTTCTCCATTGTGTATAGTAGCCTGGTTCTCCAGGGCTTTCCCAACTCCACAACCAACTACAAGAAGATGATGTGCATGTACTAAAATCCCCATAAACCTTCAGTTCTTCATTCTCTTTCCAATTTAAACTTCCATCTTTTTCTATTGCTGTATAAGAACAATCACCAAAAAGAAAAACCTCACCTTCATAAGATGGATTAATGCCCAAGCTCAGTAGATCAACACAATTAGGCATCTTTAACCCTTAAGAATTGGGTTATTATTTTTAGATTGAAAATAATTCATTTTGTACAAACCCACTTGTATATATGTAAGTACACTCATTGCTATTTAATACGGTATACTCTACAGCAACAATGGTGTCATTTGTGTAAATAATTTCATTCTGCATTAACAGTTTCCTTTTTATTCCTTTTAAGTTCATGCAACTCTCTAGTATTTAACAGTATCTGATTAAGTATGTCCATAGTGTTTTCTTGGCTTTTGACCACACTTTCTAGTCCACTTTCTAATCTATCTATAAATTTGATGTGTCTATCATGCAAAGGGAGGATGATCTTCTCACCCAACCAAGTAGATGCTCTATAGGTTGTCCAAACAAAGAATATTAAAAAACTACAAGAAACACCTAATCGTTCAATTAATAGGATAAAGTCTTTATCATCCATTGTTCTAACCCCCAAATAATGTAGTTGTGCCTACATTAAATTACACCTGTCACTCCAACTTCTGTGGCATTCTCTACTACCTTTCTTTTTTCTGCGTATATACCAGCTAAAACTGAGCGAGCTTGCCCATATTCTAGTAGAACACCAGTCATTTCTTGTATAGATGAGAAAACAACAGGCGTATTATCCATGCTAATTAGGTTAGGAAGTTCTAGGCCCAATGCTGCTGCTTCTTTTGCAAGAGAAAACACACCTACAAGAAGTGCCACATCAGAGGGGGAAATGCCTAAACGATAGCCACGACCAGAATCCCAACCAACTTTTTCTAAAGCTGCCCATTCATTATCTATATTTTGAAATGACCATGCCTTTGCTTGAGAGAGAGCATCTGGGGGTGCAGCAGCTATATAATCCCATGTTTGATCAGAGAGTTTAGATATAAATTTGCCAATTTCTGAGTCAAGTAAAACTGGCATGGTTATATTTCTTGAAACACCATCTGAATTTGTTTTAATCAGATTGATGTTATATATATCCTCTGTTGCTATTCCAGAGTTATCTATCCTATTTGTCAGTATGATACTTAAGCTTAACATTTTTGCTCCTATGCTTTTATGATGAAATTAACAACTATCGCTGGTGGAATAATCCCGAATGCGGTTCCACCTCCAGTACTGGAATTTGTAACAGTATGATTATGATTAGTGCTTTCAGTTCCAGTAGTAGTAGTATGATTATGATCTTGATTAGCTGCTTGCGTATTAGGCGTTCCATTAGCACTTCTATTATTACCATCTCTTAAGCCATATGATCCAAACGATCCCACATTTCTTCCCCAACCATGTGTGTGATCAACAGATACTCCACCACTTGTTCCTGAGTGTGTATGGGTTGCACTTTCTGTTTGCGTAGAAAAATTGTTGGCGTGAGTGTGAGAAGCCATATTAGCTTCGGATAAAGCAACTGTTTCTGCTCCTACATTTGACCCTAAAGTTCTAGTAGTTAGAGAAGTACCTGTTCCTGCACAAATTGGAATCCTGCCTCTCATATCAGGCAAAGTAAAAGTGTCATTAGAATTGCCAGCACCAAAAGTTGTTCCTATTACTTTAAATAAATCGCCATAAGCTTTTCTGCTAACAGTACTTCCATTGCATAAAAGCCATCCGTTAGGAACTACAGATCCAGCAAAAAATCTTATAACACCAATAGGAGTAATGGATGATTGTAAACCTTGAAAGGAGCTACCTTTAGGGGAGTTAGTTGGTATCGAATTATAAGAAAAAGATCCAGCCAATTTTCACCTATATCTTTATAATAAAATTAACAACTATGGATGGAGGCATAATACCAAATGCTGTTCCGCTACCCGTGTTAGAGTTGGTCATCGTGTGTGTATGAGTAGCACTTTGAGTTCCTGTTGTAGTAGCATGATCATGATTTTGCTGAATGCCACCAGTATTAGGTTGACCAGAACTACTAGCTGTTGCTGAATCAAATAATCCATACGAACCAGATGTACCCGCAGTATGACTAAAGTAGTGATTGTGATTTGTGCTTTCACCTCCACTTGTACCAGTGTGTGTATGTGTAACACTTTCTGTTCCAACTGAAGCAGTATGAGTATGAGAAGGCAAATTAGTTTCTGCTAATGTTGCTGTTTCTGCACCAACAGTTCCTGCCAATGACCTTGTAGTTAAATTAGAACCAGAACCAACACCAATGGGCATTCTACCCCTCATGTCTGGCAAAGTAAATGTACTATTAGAATTGCCAGAGCCATAAGTAGTGCCTATAATTTTAAACAAATCACTAAAAGCTATTCTGCTTACAATACTTCCATCACAAATTAACCATCCAATTGGAGCAACAGCACCAGCAAACATTTCTATTACACCAGTTGGTACGATTGGTATTTTTATAGGCTCAAACGAACTACCTTTAGGAGAATTAGTAGGTATCGCATTATAGGAAAAAGATCCAGCCAATTTTCACCTATATCTTTATGATAAAATTAACACCTATTGACGGTGGCATAATTCCAAATGGCGTTCCGCTACCTGTGTTTGAATTAGTGACTGAATGTGTATGCGTAGCACTTTGAGTTCCAAATGTAGTTGCATGAGTATGCCCAACAGAGTTTCCACCTGTTAATGGTGTTCCCGAACTGCTACCAGTAAGCGTATCTATAATACCGCTAGTAGCTCCAGTGGTTCCTATGGGTCTTCCATAACTGTGAGTATGATTTACACTTTGGCCACCGCTTGTGCCTGTGTGAGTATGGTTAGCACTTTGTGTTCCAACCGTAGCGGTATGAGTATGTGGTGGAAGATTTGTTACTGCTAATGTTACTGTCTCTGCACCCAAATTCGCCCCTAAAGTTCTGGTTGTCAAAGATGTGCCTGTTCCAGCACCTATGGGTAATCGCCCTCTCATATCTGGTAATGCAAATGTAGTATTGGAATTGCCAGCCCCATATGTAGTTCCAATAACTTTAAATAAATCGCCATAAGTCTTTCTGCTAACAGTACTTCCGTCACATATAAGCCACCCATTTGGAGCAGTAGAACCAGCAAACATTTGAATAATACCAGACGATATAGTAGTTTCTTGGACTGCTTGAAACGCAGAACCTTTTGGAGAATTGCTTGGTATCATGCCATAGTTAAACGCTCCAGCCATTAATAACTTCCCCCCATTACACAAACTTGCAATGCAGTAGTACTAGCAGTAGTAGTAACACTAACAGAGGCAAAAAGTTTAAATGTAGATGGTAAAACAAGAGGGTTAGCAAAAGTCAATGTGGTAGTAAATCCAGCAACAGTAGTCGAAGGAGTTACAGCAGTCACAAGTATTTCCGTGAATAAGAAAGCTGTAGTTCCATCCCATACCCATATGCCTACAATATTACCAGCGGTAGGTGCAGTAAAAGAAGTAGAACAAGCATTGACTTGGATGCTATCAATTCTTAGGCCATTAGTAGAAGTCGGCACAACTTCGATGATGTTAGCTGCTGCAAGACTAGCCGTTGCTGTTGGTCCTCTAGTTGTACATGCTGTTTGTGCTGCAAGTGTTTTTGCAACAAAGTATGGGGCTTGAGCGAATATTGGTGTTGCTGTCACTGGCATAGTTATAAACCTCCAAAGTTAGTTGCTAAGAAAATTGTGTCTGCGGTTCCAGTTGTTCCCTGATTTCCCTGTGATCCCTGATTTCCCTGTGATCCTTGATTGCCTTGTGACCCTTGATTACCTGTGGTTCCAACGACTCCTTGATTACCTTGGTTTCCCTGAGAACCTTGTTCTCCTTGGTTTCCTTGAAATCCTTGCTCTCCTTGATTACCTTGCGATCCCTGTTCCCCTTGGTTTCCTTGATCGCCTTGCGATCCTTGGTCACCCTGTGATCCTTGATCACCTTGTGATCCTTGATCACCTTGTGATCCTTGGTAACCTTGATCGCCCTGCCATCCTTGATCTCCCTGATGACCTTGCCAGCCTTGATGACCTTGATCACCTTGTTCGCCTTGCCAACCTTGATCGCCTTGGTGACCTTGAAATCCCTGTCTTCCTTGAAACCCTTGGTTGCCTTGATTTCCAATAATACCTTGTAACCCTTGATTTCCTTGAAAACCTTGTCTTCCTTGAAATCCTTGTTCTCCTTGAAAACCTTGATTTCCAACAATTCCTTGAAAACCTTGTCTGCCTTGAAATCCTTGAGATCCTTGAGATCCAACAGATCCTTGAACTCCTTGTTCCCCTTGAAATCCTTGATTTCCTTGGTTTCCTTGATTGCCTTGATAACCTCTAAAACCTTGATATCCTTGAAACCCTTGAGATCCTTGAGATCCTTGAGATCCTTGAAAGCCTTGGAAACCTTGATTTCCAGTTCCAGTTAGACCTTGAAAACCTTGTCTGCCTTGATTTCCTTGGTTGCCTTGATTGCCTGTTAACCCTTGAAAACCCTGTCTACCTTGAAAACCTTGATTGCCTATTAATCCTTGAAAACCCTGTCTGCCTTGGTTGCCAGTACTTCCAGATAAACCTTGATCGCCTTGGTTTCCTGTTACTCCAACAACTCCTTGATTGCCTTGAAATCCTTGTGAACCTACATCTCCTTGATCTCCTTGGTTTCCTTGATTTCCTTGATCTCCTTGACTTCCCTGATAACCTTGATTGCCTTGATTACCTTGATATCCTTGATCACCTTGATTACCTTGATCCCCATAAAATCCTTGATTACCCTGCGATCCTTGATCTCCTTGTTCTCCTTGATTACCTTGCGACCCTTGATCTCCTTGATCTCCTTGATCTCCTTGATCACCTTGACTTCCTTGATAACCTTGAAAACCTTGAAAACCAGTTGTACCTATTTCTCCTTGAAAACCTTGATTTCCTTGATCGCCCTGTTGTCCTTGCTCACCTTGAAATCCTTGCTCTCCTTGATTTCCTTGAAAACCTTGCTCTCCAACAATTCCTTGAAAGCCTTGGTTACCTTGATTACCTTGATTACCTTGAAAACCTTGTGGTCCAGCAACACCTAGTCCAACCCAACCAGTATCGTTGTAAACCCATGTCTTACCATCAAATGTATAAGTGTCATTATTATCAGGATTAATAGGAAAATTTATTGGCATATCGTATTTCCTAAGTTTTTATTATGTAGTTTAATGCTATGCTTGGTTGCATGTTATCATGAGAATAACCGCCACCAGTATTGTTGGCATTGCTTATAGATGGCGTAAAAGTATGTGTATGATTAAGGTTAGGACTATCTCCAACTGTACAATATTGTCCATACTCTGAACCACCAGAAACTATAAGTCTTCCTTGGTAACCACCACCAAGACCACCACCAAACCCATAAGCCCCTCTTCCTATCTGAGTGCCAGCAACCCAAACCGCAGAGTGTGAATGCACTTGATTAGCAGACATACCACCAGTGCTACCACCATATACAACATTAGGATGACTATGTGCTGGTATTTGAGTGTAATTTAAAGTAACTGTTTCTGTACCTACTTTAACAGCCAAGCCTCTAAGAGTTAATCCAGTTCCTTGCCCAACACCAATTATTGTTCTGCTTCTTAAATCTGGTACTCCAAATGTGCTACTTCCATTTCCATTATCATATATGCTTCCTATTACAGCAAAAAGAGCAGCATAAGTAGTTCTAGAATAAGTATTTGTACCATCACACAGTAACCATCCAGCAGGAGCAGTAGTACCAGCAAAAGCAATTATTGATCCTGTTGGAGTTGAGCTAACTGCTGGAGAGCTAGTCCAAGAAGAACCATTACTTGTAAGTACATTCCCACTTGTTCCAGCCGAAGTAAGTCCAGTTCCACCAGAACCAACAGCAAGAGTCGTTGATAGACCGCCAGCAGTAATTGAACTTTGATTTATCCAAGATGGAGCAGATGAACCATTTGATTTTAAAACTTGACCACTAGTTCCTGCTGCTAAAATTGCTGTTGAACTTGTTCCAGATTGATATGGAATACCACCTATAGAACCACCAGAAATATTTATTGCTGTTGTAGCTACACCAGTAGTATTTTGATTAAGTGTAGGTATATCGGCAGGAACTAAAGATCTAAAAGATGGAACACCAGTAGAACCATTTGGGGAAGCAAGTACAGTATTTCCAGATTGATTTACAAATGTAACTGTGAAAGTTCCAGCATTTATAACTGGCGATCCAGAAACATTGAATATGGCTGGTGCAGATAATGATACAGAGGTCACAGAACCACTAGATTGAAAACCTTGGTTACCTTGATTGCCTTGATTACCTTGAAACCCTTGATTTCCATTGTTTCCAGTCGATCCTTGTGATCCAGTACCACCAGATGATCCCTGATTACCTTGGTAGCCCTGATTACCAAGAACCCCTTGAAATCCTTGTCTGCCTTGAAAACCTTGTTCTCCTTGTAAGCCCTGATTTCCTTGAGATCCTGTCGTTCCAACAGTTCCTTGAAATCCTTGATTTCCTTGATTTCCTTGAAAACCTTGAGATCCAGTTATGCCCTGTCTTCCTTGGTTGCCTTGGTTCCCTTGAGATCCAACAGAACCTTGAATACCTTGATTTCCTTGGTTCCCTTGAGATCCAATAGATCCTTGAATGCCTTGACTTCCTTGACTTCCTTGACTTCCTAAAATGCCTTGAAATCCTTGTGGCCCTCTTACAAGACTCACATTCTGCCAATACACTGGGGATGAACCAGTATAAATCAAACCATCGCCTATAGATGCTGTGCCACCAGTTGGATTAGGACATGCCTGAGTAGCGGTTCCTTGACTTACATTTGTGACGATCCACATATCGCCTAAAGATGCACCAACAGTTTCATTGTTAAATATATTTTCCCATGTTTCTGAACCTTGAATGGTTACACCAGAACCAGATGTTCCTTGATATCCTTGATATCCCTGATATCCTTGATAACCTTGATCACCTTGCTCTCCTTGGTATCCTTGATTTCCTTGAAAGCCTTGATTTCCTTGAAAACCTTGATCGCCTTGTTCTCCTTGATCACCTTGATTTCCTTGATCTCCTTGAAATCCTTGATATCCTCTAATTCCTTGATAACCTTGTTCTCCTTGACTGCCTTGTTCCCCTTGTTCTCCTTGTTCTCCTTGATTTCCTTGAAATCCTTGATCACCTTGCAGTCCTTGATTACCTTGTTCGCCTTGAAAACCTTGATAGCCTTGATCGCCCTGATAACCTTGATCTCCTTGTTCTCCTTGATACCCTTGATCTCCCTGATATCCAATTTCTCCTTGATAACCCTGATCGCCCTGATAACCTTGTTCTCCCTGATCTCCTTGAACCCCTTGAGATCCTTGAAGACCCAAATCTCCTTGGTATCCTTGATAACCTTGGTTTCCTTGTTCTCCCTGTTCTCCTTGATTTCCCTGTTCTCCTTGAAATCCTTGGTATCCTTGTAAACCTTGATTTCCTTGAAATCCTTGTTCTCCTTGAAATCCTTGATCTCCTTGATTGCCCTTCTGAACCAATAAAGTCCATCCGTTATTAGGAGGTGTCGCCCCTAAAGACCAACTTCCAACATTTGTTAATTGATAAACAGAACCTTGATATGTAACTGCATCATTTAAGATATAAGTGGTTAAAGAAGACCATGTGCCAGTATAAGTGTAAGGTATATCGCCTTGATTGCCTTGGTGTCCTTGATAACCTTGATTCCCTTGTTCTCCCTGATAGCCTTGATTTCCTTGAAAGCCTTGTTGTCCTTGGTATCCTTGTTCACCCTGATAACCTTGATCTCCCTGTGATCCTATGCCACCCTGATCCCCCTGTTCTCCTTGAAAACCTTGCAAACCTTGTTCGCCCTGTTCTCCTTGAAAACCTTGAAAACCAGCACCTTGAAAACCTTGTTCTCCTTGATTTCCTTGTACACCTTGTGTGCCTTGATTTCCTTGACTTCCTTGGAAACCAGCACCTTGAAATCCTTGTTCGCCTTTTGCACCTACAAATTGAACCCACTGCGAACTATCTGAATCTACAACATATATGTAAAAAATACCAGTTGATGTATCTATCCATAGATCACCAGCAGTTGGCGATAATGGAGCAGTTGGACTTGCGGTATAGACACCTCTATTTATGCCTTGATAACCCTGTTGCCCCTGTTCTCCCTGATACCCTTGATATCCTTGATAGCCAGTATCGCCCTTATCACCAGTTCTTGCAAAAGTGAGCAATACTTCATCGTCATTAGAAAATGTTCCGCTTCCAGATAAATAAGAAATTGTAACATCAAAGAAACTAGGTTCTTCTTCTGAGGAATTGCTTATGGTATAAAGTGCAAATACTGTAGAGTCATTTTTCTTAGATAATTTAAAGTGGCCCTTCATCGTGCTTGTTGAAGCAGAGATCGTAGCTAAGAATAGAGAAAGATCTATGTTTGCATTATTTGGATTATCATCAATTATAACATGCGTAGCTGATGCAAGAGAAGCATTGTTAAATCTTATGTAGTTATCGCCTGGGTCGTTAATTGAATAATTATTTGTATCTATTTTATATTCAACTGTTACACCGCCAAAACTACCAGTTGATCCCTGATATCCTTGGTCACCTTGATTTCCATAATTGCCTTGATCGCCTTGTGATCCCTGATCACCTTGATTTCCCTGTTCTCCTTGATTGCCTTGATCTCCTTGTGAACCTTGTTCACCCTGCCAACCTTGATCGCCTTGATTTCCCTGTTCTCCTTGAAATCCTTGGTCGCCCTGATTTCCTTGAAAACCCTGTTCTCCTTGAAATCCTTGCTCACCTTGAAAACCTTGATCGCCTTGATTTCCTTGGAAACCTTGCTCACCCTGATTACCTTGTTCTCCTTGGAATCCTTGATCACCCTGTGAACCTTGTTCACCCTGCCAACCTTGATTTCCCTGATCTCCTTGAAATCCCTGTTCTCCTTGATTTCCTTGGAATCCTTGTTGACCTTGAAAACCTTGATCTCCTTGACTACCTTGAAATCCTTGATCACCCTGTTCACCTTGATTTCCTTGATGGCCTTGTTCGCCTTGATTTCCTTGAAAACCCTGTTCCCCTTGATTACCTTGAAATCCTTGCTCACCCTGATTTCCTTGTGAGCCTTGATTTCCTTGAAACCCTTGGTCGCCCTGATTTCCTTGTGAGCCTTGATTGCCCTGATTGCCTTGTAGCCCTTGTTGACCTTGATTTCCTTGAAAGCCTTGAAAACCCTGTTCGCCTATTACCGGCACTACGCTGACAGTTGTTCTTACAAACGAATAATATGCGGTTCCTTCGGTATACCATTTCAAAGAGTGAGAAGTACTATCATCGTTATTTGCATAAATCTTAACAATCATGCGATTGGTAGGATCTATAGTCGTTGTTGTTAACACTAAATCCATTAAGGCTTCTACTGCATTAACAGAATCAGTCCACCCTATCATTGGAGCATTTGTTGATAATATTGGCCCTATTGGAGTTCCAGTAGAGTTTGCTAATTGTATTGTAATATAAGTTTGAATGTGGTCGTTTGAAGCTTGCTTTAGAAAGTGTTGGTGGAATAACTGAGATCCACCTGGTATAACTGAAAACCCTAATTGTGGCGTTATGAAACTAGCGATAAGTATATTGTCTGTGCTTCCAGCCAATGATGTTGTTACCATCTGTTGGGCTGTAGCAATTGGGGTTATAGAAAGTTCTTTATATCCAGCCACATCAGATGCTACAGAGTAATTAAAATAGTATGTCTCTCCAGTAGACTCGCCTCTATATCCTTGATTGCCTTGATATCCTTGCAATCCCTGTTCACCCTGATTTCCTTGTTCGCCTTGAAATCCTTGATCTCCTTGATTTCCTTGTTGTCCTTGAAATCCTTGATAGCCTTGATCTCCTTGATAGCCTTGATCACCTTGAATACCTTGTTCACCTTGATAACCTTGGAACCCTTGATGGCCTTGAATTCCTTGTTCCCCCTGCTCTCCTTGAAAACCTTGTTCTCCTTGATGACCTTGAATTCCTTGTTCACCTTGAAATCCTTGGTTGCCTTGGAACCCTTGTTCGCCTTGAAAGCCTTGATCACCTTGAAAACCCTGTTCGCCCTGATCGCCTTGTAATCCCTGTTCACCTTGGAACCCTTGTTCTCCTTGATTTCCTTGAAGACCTTGGTCGCCCTGTTCACCTTGTAAACCTTGTTGACCTTGGTATCCTTGATAGCCTTGGTCACCTTTCTGAGCAATTAATGTCCAAAAAGTTCCTTCTACGGGGGTATCTCCAAGATTGCCACCGTTAGCATGAATGCGATACCAAGTTTGCCCTAAATAAGTTGCTATATCACCTATGGCATATGATGCACCACCACTATAAGCACCTGTGAAATTCCATAATGCATCTGATCCTTGATTGCCTTGCTCACCTTGGTTGCCTTGGTTGCCTTGGTTGCCTTGATAACCTTGATTTCCTTGGTCGCCTTGAAAACCTTGGTCACCTTGATTTCCTTGATTTCCTTGAAACCCTTGATCGCCTTGATCGCCTTGCGAGCCAACAATACCAATAGACAGAGTAACAAAATCTTCGTTGTTTATTACTCCATATGTACTAACTAGTGCCACATTAAATATTACATAACTTCCATCTTCAGTATCGTTTGTTGCAGTACCATCTACGCAAGAAGTTATTTGATAAGTAACATATGTTGAAGGATTTGCTTGACTTGTTAGGGTTAAATAACCACTCTGAATACTTAAGAATAAATCATGTAGTGTAGTATTTAATCCGTATGGATTATCATCTACTTTAACTTGAGTGGCCGAAGTAAAAGGATCAGCATTAAAACTTATATAATCATTGGTAGGGTCAAGATCTGTAAGAGTTGTTGTGTTTACCTTGTATGTCCAAGACAATGCACCAATTCCACGCTCACCTTGAAATCCTTGTTCTCCCTGATTTCCTTGGAAACCTTGTTCACCTTGATCCCCTTGTGAACCCTGTTCTCCTTGATTTCCTTGAAAACCTTGAAAACCTTGAAAACCTTGAGTGCCCTGATTGCCTTGCTCGCCTTGAAATCCTTGCTCGCCTTGATTTCCTTGATTTCCTTGAAATCCTTGTTCACCCTGTGATCCTTGGTCGCCTTGATTTCCCTGTGATCCTTGATCTCCTTGTAAACCTTGTTCACCTTGAAATCCTTGATCGCCTTGATCGCCTTGAAACCCCTGATTGCCTTGATCACCTTGTTCCCCTTGTTCGCCTTGAAATCCTTGATTTCCTTGATTTCCTTGATTTCCTTGTAACCCTTGTTCGCCTTGAAATCCCTGTTGTCCTTGAAGCCCTTGATTGCCTTGGTGTCCTTGTTCACCTTGATTTCCAGAATCTCCCTTATCTCCAGTCCTTGCAAAAGTTAAAAGAACTTCATCATTATTTGAAAATGTTCCATTTCCAGATAGATAAGAAATAACAACATCAAAAAAACTTGGTTCTAATTCTGTTGAAGAACTTATTGTGTAAAGAGCAAATACTGTAGAATCACTTTTCTTGGATAATTTAAAG